AGTCTCAAGTGGGTGCGATATTGGGATAAGGCTTCGACGGTCGATGGTGGGGACTATACCGTTGGCGTTTTGATGTGTGAGTGGGACGGCAAGTTTTATGTGACGGATGTGGTGCGGGCTCAGGTATCGCCACAACAACGTCGGATTTTACAACGTCAATGTGCCGAAATGGACCCGCGCGGAACGGTGTGCTGGATTGAGCACGAAGGCGGATCGGCGGGGAAAGATGCGGCGGAATTGGAGGCGCGAGAATTGGCCGGGTTTGCGGTGCGGCACGAACATCCGACCGGCTCAAAGGAAGTCAGGGCCGATCCGTTTGCGGCTCAGTGCGAGGCGGGGAATGTCATTTTGGTGCGTGCGAAGTGGAATCGAAAGTACATTGAGGAACTGTGCACATTCCCGAACGCCAAGCACGATGACCAGGTGGATGCGTCAAGCGGGGCGTTTGGCAAACTTGCCGTGAAACGGCGGATCCGAGTTGTAGGAGGCCGGGATGATTAGCGGCAACGGCGGCAATGCGTTTGGCGAAAATGGCTCGAATCTGAAAATATACAACGGGATGGGCGGGGGCGGCGGAGGTCGCAGTTTTGCCCTTTTACCGGGTGCGAAACATGACTGGGAATTAGAGGCGGGGCGGCTTTATCTCAACGATGTCGTTTCCATCGCCTGCAATTGGATTGCCGAAAAGGTCAATTTGTGCCCGTTGGTCGTGGAGGAGCGCCAAGGCGATGGCACCTGGGCACCGGCATACGATACAGGCTTGGCCGAATTGTGGGTCAAATCAAACGACAATTACGACTCGTTTACTCGTGATTTGGCTATGGCTTTATCAGTCATCACTTCCGGAAATGCGTTTTTGTACATCGAACGCGACGCTTTTGCGGGGCTGCCGATCGGCCTCCACTGGCTTGACGAACGATACGTTTTCCCGCTCTATCCAGCGACTGGGGAACGCTATCTGGACTATTGGCGCTATATGGTCAACGGTCGGACGCTGAACATTCCCAAAGAAGATGTTTTGCATTTCCGCTGGGGAATTGATCCGCTGAACACGCGGCTGGGACTCTCCAAACTCAAGGCGGTTTTGCGCCAGATTTGCCTTTTGAATGAGGCGGCTGGCTATTCGGTTTCGATCCTCAAAAACGGTGGGGTTCCCGGTCTGATCATCACTCCTGAAGATTCGAACGATGAATTGTTGGACGACGAAGGCGGGGAAATTGAGAGTCAGGTCAACCGAATGACCCGTGGTGATAATCGGGGGCGAACGATTTCGCTGAATCGTCGGATCAAGATTGACACCATCGGTTTTAGTCCTGAACAAATGGCTTTGGACAAACTCCCAAACGGGGCTATGCCGATGGTTCTGGCGGCCATTGGTACGAGTCCGGAGGTTCACGGCCTGCCAAGTGCCACCAAAACTTACGATAATTTTGGCGTGGCCATTCAGGCTGCCTGGCGAAGCGGGGTTCTACCGATTTTGGGGCTGATTCGTTCGACCATTTCACGGCGTTTAATGCCTGAGTTTGGGCTTGATCCGCGAAAGTATCGGGTGGTTCATGATTTGTCTCAGATTCCCGATCTGGCGGAAAACCTCAACGATCGTCACAAACGGGCTCGTGACAACTTCACTGCCGGTGGTATTTCGCTGAATGAGTTCCGCGCCGAGCTGGGCAAGGCGCCGGATCCGTTTGGGGATCGGTATTTTTGGGAGATCACGGCACAACAAGCGAATCAAGCGGGGGTTGGCATTGTTTGAAATCATCACTGGCGATTGTCACGAAGTTTTAAAGGGGCTGGAAACAGGCTCGATTGATGCCATTGTGACCGATCCACCTTACGGGATGAATTACAAGTGTGATTCGACTCGATTCAGTGGCGGGAACGGTAGTAATCGAAGACAGTCGCAAGGTGTGAAATGGCCTCGGATTTTGAACGATAATAAACCTTTCGATCCGGCCCCGTGGCTGGATTGGAAGAAAGTCATCATGTTTGGGGTCAACCATTTTGGCGAGAAATTGCCGGTTGGAACAACTTTGGTTTGGATCAAGCGGAATGAACCAGCGTATGGAACTTTTCTATCTGACGCGGAATTGGCTTGGATGAAAGGCGGCCACGGTGTTTACTGTTTCAAAGACACCAGTTATCAGGCGTCAAACCAGCGATTCCATCCGACCACTAAGCCGATTCCGCTAATGCGTTGGTGTATCAAGAAATTGAAGTTGAAGCCGGGGGCCACAATTCTGGATCCGTTCTGCGGTTCTGGATCCACCGGAGTGGCGGCAATTCGCGAGGGGTTCAATTTCATTGGAATTGAAGCGGTTCCAGCGTATTCCGAAATCGCCAAACGTCGCTGCGAAAACGAACTTGCCATGATCAAGGCGGAAACTCATGCCAATTGAGCCAAACGACCACAATTTACCGCTTGGATCACGACTTTACCCAATCTTGGTGGGGAGCTTCAACGCCCAGGCTAAATTGGTAAAAGAGCGATTGACGGGGAAAAAGTCGATCTTTTACACGCCTGCGGAACTGTTGAGACCGTCGGATAAAGGCTTGCTCGAAGAGTACGAACGGATTGTGCCGGTGATCACGGGGATTTGGGACAAGAGCGGCAAGCGGCTTTATCGAGCTGTGGGGCTGGATCCAGAACGATGGCGGGTGAACTCCGAATATCTCAAGGGTGCGATTCGCGCCAGCACTCTCAATTTTGCCGAATCGACCCAGGCGACATTTCACGAAGATTTCAATGGGCATTACGAAATGCTCAAACACGCGATCAGGGCTGAGATTGAGCTGGGGCGGCTGGGAGCGGGCGAATCGACTGATCAACTGACGAAACGATTGATGAAATATTTTCAGGATAATAATCGATTTCGGGCCCGTCGCATTGCCCAGACTGAAGCGGTGAGAGCTCACCATTTGGCTATGCAATGGTCGGCAAAGGATTCCGGCGTGGTGGCTGGATGGCAATGGGTAGAGACTTCGGCCTCATGCCCGATCTGTCATGCGATTGCGAAAGATGTGAACAATCCGACCGGACGGCGAACGGTCAAGCTGGGGCAGATTTTTGCGGTTCGTGGGACCAATCCCGATTACAAAAATATTCGGCACCCGCCAGCGCATCCGTTTTGTCGATGCACTTTGAAAGCGGTTTTGGAACCAAGTTATACCCGTAACCCGAAGCCGATTGACTGGTCTTTTTTACCGGCTTGATATCGGCTAGTCGGCACACATCGAAAGTCTCTCCAAAGCAACCACTTTGGAGGACGAATCGTGACGCAAGCCGAAATCACCAGCGAACTGAAGCGAAAAACGGTGCCGTTTCTGATCAAATCGTCAGTAGGCGATTCGACGGGGACATTTTCCGGGATTTGCTCGGTTTTTAACAACGTCGATTTTGCGCGTGAAATCATTGCGCCGGGCGCGTTCTCTGAGACGCTTCCATACTTCCTGAGTGAAGGATTTGTGACATATGAGCACGACTGGGACGAACCGATCGGCAGGCCAACGGCGGCTGAGGAGACGGGCGAAGGGCTGTTGGTGACGGGCGAAATTTATCCGGAAATGTTCGAGGCTTCGAGCGTCCTGGCTGGAATGAAGCGCGGTGTCATCAAACAAATGAGTATCGGTTATTACGTTCAAGAGGCGAAATTCCTTAGTCTCGAAGAAACTGTTGCCTACTGGAATCAGGTCGGATTTTCGCCCAGTCCGAACGATCTTGGATTGGCTGCCAACGGGGTGACGCTTCTGACTAAGTTGAAGCTCGAAGAGGCTGCGATCTGTATGCGAGGGGCGAATAATCAAGCCCGCGTTACAGGCGTGAAAAGCTATCTGAAGAGCGTTTTGGCTGACCTGTTTGGCAAGCCGGAAACGAGTCCGGTTGCGGATCAAAAGCACATCGATTTATTGACTGACCAGATCTGGAAGTCAATTCGTCCGGCCATTCGCTCAGAGGTTTTGAACCTTTTGGGCCCAGCTCCACACGAGCCACAAAAATCACAGGTTCCGGACGTGGAATCTGTCTCGAAATCAGCTCAAGGCGCAATGCTGCGAGTTGATCGTTTATTGATCGATCTGCAAGTCGAAGCGGCCCTTGGGAGGGGCGTATAACAATGGAAGTATCTTCGGACTACACCGCCTGGGTGTCGCAATTGCTGGAAATGCAAAGCGAGTCTCGGGATCTGTCAAACCGGATCACGGAGGGCACTGCCTCCCCTGACCAAAAAAACAAGTTCAATGATATCGTTCCCAAGATTTCAATTTTGGCGAACCAGATTCAGAACTTCCGAACCGCTCAAAGCCAAGAGCAATTCAAGGCCATGGAATCGGCTCTGAATTATTCGCTGAGGGAACAACCGACGGCTCCGGCCCGTGCGGGTGCTCGGTTTTATAACCTTGGGGCTGAGAAAACCGAAGAAGAAGTTCTGGACCAAAAAACCATACATAAATATGGAAGTTTGGAACGCGAATTGGGCCTGAAGAAGTTTTCGGCCATTTCCGATCCTGAATATAAAATGGCCGTCGAAAGTGCTCTCCGCTATGGCTGGAGCGGCGTTTCGAACGGTGAAATGAAAGCGCTTGATTCCGGTGCTGACGAACGCGGCGCGGTGACGGCACCGGCTGAGGTGATCAATATGATCATTTCACGGCTGAACGCTCCGACTCGCGTGGGTGGGATCGTCAAAGAGATCAACACCGCGCGGGATTCGGTCCAGTTTTACCGCAACGCCTATGATGGCGACGATATGTATACGAACTCCTTTCGCCGGATTGCGACTGGGAGCCGACCTGCAACGGACACGGAAGCCATTGTGACGGGATCGGGAACGGCTTATGTCGAGCCCGTTAAAATCCAAGTCCATACTTATATGATGGTCGGACAGATTGAAAATGATCTGTTGATGGATTCAAGTTTCGACTTGATGAGCTGGTTCACGAACGAAATTTCCAAGTCGGCGGCTCAGGATCGTGATAATGATATTATCAACGGTAATGGGGTTGGCCAGAATATGGGGATTATGAACTATGTCGGTACAGGCGCTGTCTTTGGAGTTTCCGCCGTCAATACCGGCGATGCCAATCTGTTGACTGTGGCCGGGCTTTCGAATCTGCTTTGGGATCTGCCTGAACAGTATTGCGAAAATGCTGTTTTGACGATGAACCGGACCCATGCGGGCAAGGCTTTGGGCGCTCTTCGAGGATCGACGGGCCTGCGAATCTATGGCGATGTGGACGCAGCCAACGGCGCTTCCATGGTGGGTCCATCGGGTCAAAAGCTCGAAGGATATCCCGTCATTTATAGTTCCAAAATGCCAACGGTGGCTGCCGGCAATTTCCCAATCCTATTTTGGGATCCATCGGCCTATGTCAGTTTGACTCGTCAAAATATCTCGATCAAAATTCTTGATCAGACGCGAGCGAAGCAAAATATGACCGAAATTGTTGCCAAAATCCGCTACGGGGGCGATTTGGTTGAACCTTATCGTTGTCGCGCTCAAAAAGTGTCCGTCTAAATCTCCAAAAGAAAGGAGCTTGAACCATGTTGATGTCAAATTATCTATCGACTGCCGTCCAATTAAAGCGCGTTCTGAACGCCACGGCGGCTGGTTTGACTGCGGTCAATACCAGTTCGGTCGATCTGCAAAACAAAGATGGTTGTCGATTTGTCGTTGCCTTTGGGACGCTTACCGCCACTCAGGTGACAAGTGTCAAATTGCAAGGGTCGAATGACAATTCCAATTGGGCTGACCTGTTGGATGTTGATTCGGGCACAGTGATCACTACGGGCAACCTGGCTGACGCTGACTCAAATAAAGTCGTGTCGCTAGAAGTTTACAAATGCAAGCGTCGCTATGTTCGGGCCGTGATTTCACGCGGTACGGCCAATGCCGTCATCGACGGTGCCTGGGGCGAACTGGTGTTGCGGAACGCACTGCCGATGGCACTCGATGCCACTCAGGCTAAGACTGCCATCATGTCCGGATACTCCTACACCTGAGTTTAGGGGCCGTCATGGCTGCACTCATTTCACCCGCAGATCTGCCTGAATCGCTTTCGGGCAGGTCTGACATTAGCCGGCTGATCATCGCTGCAAGTTCGTTGGCAGAGCAATTCTGCCGACGGACTTTTTCGCGTGAAATCGGTCGTGTTGAAACTCACGACGGTGGGGACTGGGCCGAAATCTGGCTCAGGCTCACACCTGTTGAAACTGTCACTTTGGTCACTCACAACGGCAGCACTGTTTCCGAATTTGTATTTAATCCGGAAACGGGCCGTCTCAGGCGTGGTGATGGATGTGGTGATATCGACTTTTCGGAGTGGTTTCCCGCCGGTGCCGACAACATCTCTGTCACTTACACGGGCGGATATGCCAAGATTCCGGAGGAAATCAAGGAAGCGGTGGTCATCGGCGTGACCAACCTGGTACGCGAAAAAAACCGTGATATCGGATTGCAATCGGAAAATATTGGTGGCGAATATTCCTGGACAGCAAAAACCGATACGACCGATCGTTATTGGATTTTTGGCAACACCGGAAAGTCACTGCTCAGGGGCTTTCGACGGTCTGGAAAGTATGTGATTGGCTAAAATGGCATTCGAAGACTATCTCACAACCACCTGCGATATCTACACATCGGACAACACCCGAAATGTTGCCGGCGCGGTTCGTGGTGATGTTTTCGCGCTGTTCCTGGGCGGTCAACCCTGTACGTTGCCGATGCCGATCGACCAATCCAAGGGCGAAACTTTGGGCCGGGCTGGGCTGATTTTGGATACGAAAATCTTGATGGGCGGGCCACGGCGCGGACTGACGGTGGATCATCAAATCCGGATCGGGTCCAGACGGTTCGACGTCGATTCCGAGCTGGATCAAGTGGGATATGGTCGGGTGATCAAGGTGCTTTGCAGGGAGGTCGTGGGCTAATGTCATTCAAAATCAACGAAGCGGAAATGAAGCAAATTCGGGGCGATTACATGCCACGGGTTGACGCGGCGGCGGTGGTGGTCAAGAATGAGATGGTTCGATTGTTGACCTTGGTTGATGGTGCTTCGATGCGTGCGGGTGGTGGTGGGAGGCGGTCGAAACGGCGTCTGAAGTACGGCGCACGACGGTCGAAAGTGGGCGAAAGTCCATACAAGCAAACGGGAACACTTTCGGGGAGCGTCGCAATTGAGCGGCGGCCTGCGGAATTGACCTGCTTTGTGGGTGATGGGGTTTTCTACGGGGCCATCCTCGAATTGCAACTTGACCGGCCTCACATGCGTTTGGCTCTTGATAATACAAGCGCAGAAGTCTTTCGAATATTGGGGGTCTGACGCTCATGACACCGGGGAATTGGCCGATCACGATCATTCAAGGCCAGACTAAATTGCCTGTGATTACTTGGGTTGATAAGGATTTGACCGGTTGCAATGTGCGTTTCCTTGCGAAAAACAGTCCGATCGACGGCGAATACGAGATGAATCTTACAGATGCTAACGGCGGAATTACCTGGGTCGCGCGAGCTGCGAGCGGGTCATTCCAAATCAATTTAACCTCGACACTTACAAGCAATCTGGCTGAGGGATCCGGTGATCATCTGGTTTGGGTGGATTTTCCGGACGGTTCGAAATTTCCTTTGCTGGCAGGCTCTTATCAAGTTCGGAAAGGTTGACCGATGGATGATATTCAAGTTGTAACCATTGGGATTCAGGGGCCTCCGGGCGTCAGCGGATCATCCGTACCCGCTACAACGACCACACTGGGCGGCGTGATCGTCGGAAACAATCTGACCGTGCTGGCCAACGGGTTGCTTTCAGCTAATTTTATCGCAACATCCAATTTGCCCTGGGCGAATATCACGGGCAAGCCGACGTTCGCCAATGTCGCTACCAGTGGACTTTATACCGACCTCACTGGCACGCCTAATCTAAGTGTCTATCTGACAACCACAGCGGCCAGCGCAACTTACGCGCTGATATCGAGCCTTGCAAGCTATTTGACAACGGCCAACGCATCGACGACTTACTCCGTCTTGGGTCACACGCACACGATTGCCAACGTGATTAACTTGCAATCGACTCTGGACGGGAAACAACCCAGCGGGTCGTATGTCCTGACAAGCAACTCTGCACTGACGGACGCACGCACACCACTCGCACACACGCAGGCGTGGTCAACGATCACCGGCACACCCACATTACTTGGCGCTGGTGGGTATGGTATCACCGATGGGCTGACGGCGGCAACGGCGGCATCGACTTACCTCACCTCTGCGGATGCAAACAATGCGTTCGTCCCTAAAACGATCTCTGTCATAGCCGGCACAGGCTTGACGGGCGGCGGTGCGCTCAATGTGTGTCGCACGCTGACGCTGGCCACAAGCGGTGCCACAGCGGGAACCTACGGATCGGCGACAACGGTTCCGCAGGTCACGGTTGACACTTACGGGCGGATCACCGGAGTTACAAATGTCGCCATCACAGCGGGCGGGTCGTACACGCTGCCGATTGCCACGACTAGCACTTTGGGCGGTGTCAGGCAAGGATCAGGCGTGGTAATTGATCCTGCGACTGGTATCCTTAGTATCTCCGGTAGTGGTGGTGGCACGGTCACATCCGTGACGGGCAGCACGGGAATCACGGTTACAGCCTGTACAACGGCACCGGTGGTTTCAATTGATTCGACGGTTGCCACGCTGACGGGCACGCAAACGCTCACAAACAAGTCAATTCCCGGCGCGATCATATCCGGTGCATGTCTAACATCAGTGGTCGATTGCAACTCCGCTCCGATCCGTGGTGGAGGAGTGCAAAAGTACGCACTTTCAAGCCAATCAACTTACACAGTCATTGAATCATTCTGCGGTGGCGTGATTGATTACGTTGGCTCTTTGGCGATCACGATTACGATCCCGTCACTTTCCAGCGGCTGGAACTGTACCTTTATCCAGTCCGGAACGGGGCGGATCACGCTTGTCGGTGGCTCAGGGATCATACTTGTGGCAAGAAACGGCCTGAAATCAGCGGGACAATACGCCGTAATTGGCGTTCTGGCCACAACCACAGTCGGAACTCTGGTGGTCACGGGAGATACAACCACATGATTTTCCTCCCATCTGCCAAATTTTTATATCGCCCACAAACCACCGTCGCTCCGTGGACACCGTTATCACTCACCAACGCCGTGCTTTACGGCTGGTACAAGGCTGACGCTGGCATATCCGTATCCACTGACGGCGCAAGTGTTGAAACGTGGGCCGACCAAAGCACCAATAATAACCATCTGGCACAGGCAACAACGGCGAATCAGGGCGTGTTCCGAACGGGTGCGAACGGTGTCAATGGGCTACCGGTGCTGGAGTTTGCAACATCATCAACGACACCAAGATTCTTTCACAATCCGGACTTCCCCGGCGCTACAAACGGACTCAGCTTCTACGTCGTCTCTCGCAATTCGGCTTACAACGCCTCCGCTCTGTACACAGGCGCGTTTGCGATAGGCGATTTATCAAATGGTTCGATCCAACAATTATGTAATCACCCATCAACTCCAACCACACAACTATTCAGGATTTACGCATCAACCGGGGCCGATTTTGGAGTTGCTGTCACCGGAACTAATTTCATGGTCACTAAAGTTTCGCGTGGTACAGGGTTAAATTCAGCAAAAACCCAATCGACTTATTCTACGCTGCAAAACCAGATAGCAGTAAATAGCGCTGCATTGCAGCCAGGTTTCTGGATCGGCAAGAATTACATCGGCTCCGTTGGCTCCAAGATCGCCGAAGTCATCGTCTGCAATCGCGAACTGACACCGGACGAAGAAATCAAGTTAAACACCTACCTACGCAGCCGTTACGGCTTCGACCTAAATTACGGTGCCGACCTTCCCGTTGCAAGCCCTGCCCTCTGGCTCGACGCCAGCCGCAGCGACACGCTGTACACCGACAACTTACTGACCACAGCAGCCACAACCGACAATGGGCCGGTGGGTGGGTGGAAGGATCTGAGCGGCAATAATCGGCACGCATTGCAAACCGGCACCAATCGGCCAACCTGGCGAACGCCTATCAACGGGCTGAATGGTCTGGGGATGATGAGTTTCAACGGGTCAAGCCAGTGGTTGGACATTGCGAGTTTCCCGTCTCTGGCTACTGGGTACACGTTTTACGGCGTCATTAAACAACCAACAGCCACAGGAGCGGTGTTGTCGTCCGCTAGTGCCGGTGTTGACGGTAGCACGGCAGCGATGGTCGCTGGCCCGGCTGGCCCGGCAGTCACTGCGTTTGGCAATGCTCAGATCAGTACGACACAGAGCAAGTTCCCTGGCGGATCCAGTGCTTATTTCGATGGGGCTACAGGTTATCTGTCGCTGACCGGAAACAGTTCCTTCCAGTTCGGAACGGGCGACTTCACGATAGAAGCATGGGTCTACATCTCTGCAAACGCAGCGAACCAGCAGACTATCTTGGATGCCAGAGGGGCAGCTACTGCAACCCCGTTTACATTTGGGTTATATCAGTCGAAATTGGCTTTTTATGACGGCACGATGCGGCAGTCGTCCGCAACAATCACAAGTGGTCAGTGGTATCATTTTGCGGCGAGCCGATCTAGTGGAACCCTACGGCTATTCATCGACGGAATAAGCTACTACAGTGCCTCCAGCACGACAAATTTCACGACTGGTGCAAACAGCATTTATATTGGCAGAGGATTTGATGCGGCGGGATATTACGCAAACGGCTACTTCGATGACATACGCATCTCTAAATTTGCTCGTTACACATCGGCGTTTACTCCATCCGCACTACCGCTCCCAGATACAGCGGCAACCGACCCCTACTTCGCCCAAACCTCGCTGCTCTTGCACATGGACGGGGCGAACGGTTCAACCGTATTCACCGACTCCTCAAACAATGTCGGCACAGGCATCACGCAAGGAGGTAAATCGCTAGCCCAGCCAGTTCCCTCAGGCACAGTGGTCGGGGTGATTGGCAACTACGATGGGACGCACACGGCTGGAAATTACTTTGTCAAGACATCAAGTTCTGCGGCAAATGCGACCGGGGTAATGACGCAAGCTGCATCCACGCCAGCCACGGGCACAGCAGCAATCGGACGACTGACGAACGCAACAGCATACTTCAATTCGCAAATATATGAGCTGGTCGTTTTGCCACGCCAGTCAAACAGTACCGAAGATCAAGCATGGAAGACCTACACAGCCGCGAAATGGGGGGTCACCTGGTCATGACTCAGATCCCCCTTCGCATCTATTTCGCCGTCCTCCCAGCCAATCGCCAAACATTCGCTGATTGCTTGTCAGGCAACCTCTCAGAAGCGTCAATCCGGCTAAAAGAAATTGCAACTGGCGACGAGTGGTGGGGTTCAAACGGCGGCTTATATTACCAGTCTCCGAATGAAATCAACCGAACATGTCTGAATCAGGCTCAGGCGTGGTTTTTGGCGATCGGATTTCAAACCGATATCGGAGTTGATAGCAATAACGAACCGATCACGATTGCATTTCCTGCCGGAATCATCGTTGATGGCAACGCACCAATCACCGTGCCAGGCAGTCCAGATCCCGGCTTTGATGCGTTCATCTTGGCATGTGGATTGGAATTGTGGACAGACACACCAGCACCACCAAACGGGAACGGCACATGATCGAGCCTGAACTACCGAACCACTTTCGCAATTGCCTTTTATCCCTGCTGAAGCTCCATGATCTGCAATTGGCTGGAAACGATGATTCCAGCGATGCCGAAACGGTTCGTGCGGCTCTTGATCTCGAATGGCCTCTTTTGTCCATGCGAGAGCAAGCGGCCTGGATCGAATTATCCGATCTTTTACCGACTCAGAAAGCGATATCCAAATGATCTTAGTTCCCGAGGTTACTTACACTTACAACGCATTCGTCATTCGCGTTGTCGATGGCGATACAGCCGAGCTTGACGTTGACCTTGGTTTCGACGTCCATTTTCGGATCTCCGTGCGTTTCAAAGGCTACAACGCGCCCGAAATGCGGGGCCCAAACAAGGCCGATGGCCAGTTGGCGAAAGATGAATTGACTCAGCTTTTGACGGGTCATTCGATCATCATTAAAACCGATAAGCTCCATTCTCAAAGTTTCGCGAGATATCTTGCGACGGTTTTTGTCGGCACCGCTGACGGCTGGGTCTCCGTTGCCGATCACATGATTGGCAAGGGTTTCAATGTCAAACAGGGCTTGTGAATGAGGCATGTTCCCGAAACGGATTTCGGGAACATCCTGATTCAGATACCTAATTAAGCGGCCTTCGGATTGGGTTCGATGGTTCTCAATGAACCTTATTCGGACTCTCTTTTTGGAGGCTTTGGCGTGAATCTGCTCAATCAAATCAATCGCAAGCAAGCGTTCGCGACTCTCATGACGGCTCTATTGGTGGGTGGGGCTGCAAGTATCACAGCTCTTGCCGCAGATCTACCGAAGTACGTGGACGTTTCCGGCCCGCTTGGCGCGGCTCTGTTGGCGGCTCTGTTTTACGCTCGCGCTGCCCTCAATTCGGGCTCTGATAAATGATGGTCGATCCTGAATCCATTTTCCGTGATTTCGGAGTTCTCACAGCGTCACTCTATTTCGGATCTTCCGGTTGTACACTCGCGCTAGTCGCGAACCAACCGGAGGAAACGGCTGTGATTACTCTGATAAAAATCATCCCTGCCATGTTCACGGCTTTCGTGGGCGTGTTGCAGGTGATTTACACGATCAAAATCAAGCGGGAAAAATTGGCCGTCGAACGCGAGCTGCGTTTGGAGCGGCTCCAACGTCAATTTCCTGATCCTGATTAAATGGGAGTTCCCATGTCCGATCCAGTCGATGATTTACCTGAGGCTCCAAAGTTTGTTGGGATGGGGCTGGCATGGCTAATCTTTTGGCCGATTTTCCAACTTTTAGCCAGGCGGCTGATTCGCAACTTGGTCCCGTATTTTCTGGATAAGCTGCGCCAAGAGCTGACAACCGGCCTCCCAGCGAGCGTTTCGGACTCCGAAATTTCCGCGCTCGTCAATAATCAACACGACAATTTAAAGGGGGCGTACCATGTCCGATACCTTGCCGATTGATCCGGAAGTTCAAGCGTCGATTGACGATATTGCCAATTTGGTACAAACCAAAGTTGATGCGGCTAAAACCGAAGTCAAGGCCGAATCTGAAGCTGTGAAAAAGCAGGAGACACTGGCCATTTTGGCTAATCTCAAAAGTCGGCTCACTCCTTAAATTCGCCATCGTTTTGGCTGCCGGGTGGATCATGCGAAAGCCTGTTTTTGCGCTGCTGTCACTCCTGTTGGCCTCAGGTCCGATTCCGGATCCTACCGTCGATCCGATTCTGCCGATGGTCGCTCACACTATTCCACCATCGTCCGAAGCCTCGTGGGGTTTTGGCGATGGCGGATCGTTTTTTTTGGTAGGCAAAACCACGGGCATCGTCACCATTGTTCGAACCGGCGAATCGGCCCAGGTCGAACCGGATCGAAAACCGCCTCCGAAGCCAACACCGGTGGCCGAGTTCAAACCGGTCGCCGCGTTCCTTTTTTTCGACTCGAAAAATTTCACCGTCGCGCAAGCCACAATCAAAAACGATGTATCGTTGCGAGAAGCGGCAAGCCGTTTGGGCGTGCCACTTTATTCGGTATTTTCGGACGAAGCGGAATTTGCCGGTCCAACTTGGCAATCGGCCATCGGTCAAACGGGGACTCCGTGCCTGGTGCTTTTGGATAAGGCAAACAAGCCGAAAACCGTGAAAATTCAAACCGTCGCGGATGTTTTGGAGGCTCTCAAATGAACTGGGACGATTTGGAGCCTGACCGGATCATTCTGCCTGACGACGCGCCGGATGGGATTTTGCGAAAATTAGTGTCGTATCAAACTGAATCCGCTTTGATGCGTGGTTATACCCCTGATTTCGAGATCCCTGACGTTCCGGAATCGGACTGGCGGGAATTCGAATATTCGACCACTTTGGACACTGTTGAAGATCAGGGCGATATCGGAGCCTGTAACGGTTTTGGGGCTTCGGGCGCGGAGTGGTGGGTTCGCTGGCTTGCCGGGCTGGGCACCCAACGGCTTTCGCCCTGGTTCGTCTATGCGATTTTGTGCCAAGGTCGCGATGTCGGATCAAGCCCATACGCGGCTTTGGAACTGCTCAAGACCTTGGGGACATGCTCATTCGATCGTGTTCCGATCGGCCTGATTAATCCTCGAAATCTGACTCAGGGAGCCTATGACGATGCCCTCCGGTTTCGGGTCCAGCGTGGGCCTCATATTTCCGGCTTTCGCCAATTGATGAGTGCCACACAACTCGGATTCGTCGTCAACGGCACACTCCATGCCGACAACGGGATTTATACGCTCGATCGATTTGGTGTCAGTCAAAATCGTCCGGGGGTCCATAATCACGCGATTGTCAAAGGTCTGGGGGCGAAACGACTTCCGGACGGTCGATGGGCCGTGAAGTACAAAAACTCTTGGGGCCGAAAGTTTGGGCTTGAAGGGTACGCTTGGGGAACAGAGGCCACTTTCGAAGGTTCTTATGCGGAGGAATTTGCCGTTGCCTCGGCCTCTTTTGATCCGCGAACCTACACACCGCCAGTTCGATTGGCGATTTGATCCCTCTCCAAAGGAGTTTCAACATGATTCCATTTCTGATTGCTGCCAGTTTGATTGGGCAATGCCCAGGCGGAACTTGTCCGCTTCCTGTTCAAGTCCTTTCCGCACCGCAGTTTGTCTACTTTGTGCAACCCCCAGCGAAGGAGGTGAGAGTGACAGAAACGACGAAGACCACGATCGTATTTGTGCAAACTCAAAACCGTAAGGCCGGACTGTTTCGGAGGGGGGTGATCCTACCATTGTTTGCGAACGGATCCGGCCAGGCTTGTTTGGGATCGTGCCGCTGATTTGGTCGTTTGGTGCCTTGGGAGAGGGGCCGGGCCACCGTTGCGAAACTGGGGGCCCGGTCTTTTTCCATTTTTAAGGAGCTTGAAAATCGATATTCAAACCTTGGTTTATCAAAGATGGTTGATGTGTGTCGAGACGCCCTTGAAAGTGCCTTTGACCACCTATTTGACACCTACCGGAATCGTTCCACCGTATGCAACGGCGGAATATGTCACCAAACAAATCCCGATGGGCCGGGGCCGATCATTGCAGGAACATACCCTGAAAATCACGGTTTATTCACCCGATGAACGTGTGATCCAATCCGTCTTTGTGGCATGTGGGCTGGATTCGACAGTTCCGATAGGATTCCACCGCGCCGAAATTGGTGATGACACGGTTAAAGCAGTCTCTCAGATCACTGAAGCCGGGCTGCCAAAAATCGAGCTTGATCCACCATTGGGCGGCGGGAAATGCTACTCGCGAGTGCTGATCATTCGAATTCGAACTGGGAGCAAGTGATAAAATGCCTGACCTGAATTATATCGACGGATCTTCGGGAACGATGAAAGTCGGGACGGTCGAATATTCCGTCGAAAGTTGGAACGCCAAACTCGAAGCCGGGATGAACGCTTACACCGCCTCGAAAAACGGCGGCTGGGCTGTGCACCGCAAGTCATTCAAGAAAATGACGGGCTCAGCGACAATTTTATATGAGTCCGACGTAGGCTGTTATGCCTCCGGCCCGATTCCGGGTAATACCGTCACATTGACGCTTATTGCTGCCAACACTTCGAATTTCACAGGAAATTTCGTGATTGGCGAATCCGATTTCAAGTGGGATCCATCTGGCGTCGCCAAGATTGATATTTCCTTTGGGAACAGTGGACCGATTACCACACTCCCATCTTGATCCATGGATCATGATCGTTCTAGCGCTGGATTGACTGGTTTCCAGTTTGTCCAGCGTACTTTTAAAACCTCTCTCCAAAGGCAATCTCATGACAAGCGGCAACCCAGTTTTAGTCACGGTATTTCCGAGCCCTCGCGAAGTCCTTTTTGCGGGGCAAGTGATCCGTGTTGGAAAACTCAAGCAACGGCAAAAGGCCGATATTCAAGCGTTTTTGGATAATTTGCCCGAGCCTAACGAACGGGTCGAAGCAGGTCTAAAAGCGGATGCCAAATTGCGGGGCTACAACTATGTTTGGCCTCTCTCGATTGACAAGATTGCTGTGCTGCTCGATTTGGATTATCAGTCCAGATACACGTTCTTGAGGATTGCAATCAAGCCCCACAATCTCGGTTTGAGCGACGATCAGATTAACGAGTTGGTGGACAATTGCGACTCCGACGATGAAGTCCTGGACGTCCTGTTCGCGGCCTTTGGAGTTGAACCGGCTGCCGTGAAAGCGTTGGCCGATCCGGTTTCGGAGACTTCAAGCCCAAAAAAAGACGATCCGGCGGGGCCACTCTCGACTGGGCCCGGATCTTGATTGACGTTCAGAAATCGACTCACTGGTCATTGAGCGAGCTGGCTGATCTGGATGACGATCAGCTTTTGTTCTTCTGGACGGCCGGGAAATCGGTCTCAATCAAACGGCCTGAAATCTCGTCTGGTTTGACCATGAAAATCGATCGGAAATTGAGCTGGGCCGAGAACATTGAAAAATTCGAAGCTGCAAAGCGTGATCATGAGGAGTTGAAACACCGTGGGCAAAATCGCTGAAGCCTTTGTTGAAATTGGTGGTCGCGATTCTGCGTTTCGGGAGTCGGTGCAAAAGCTCGAATCGATCATGCAACCGCTTGGCCGAAACGCTGAAGGATTTGCCAGGGCGATGGATTCGGCGGCGGATCATTCGGGAGGCGTGTTTTCATCGGTACTTTCTGGCGCGGCCACGGCTCTGCGTGCTTACACGACGGTCATGCTGGCGAATCGCGCTTACACGATTGCATCGAAATTTTCGGGTACAATCAATCCGTTTGCGGGCGTTAAAATCAGCGCGATTTCCGTGTTGTCGTCAGCATTTAGCGGGCTGACTTCCAAGTTCGGTCTGGCTGCCGTGAGTTTGCTTGCGGTGGCGGCGGCGGCGGCCATTGCGGTGGCGGCGTTTGCTTTGATTGCCGTGGGTGTTGGTAAGGCGTCGGACTTGGCTGAACAGGTCGATTTCTCGAAAATCGTCATGGGCGATGTCGGTTTTGACCAGGCTAGTAAAGCGGCTAGCGCCCTCTCCAATCAATTCGGAATTCTCAGAAAAGATACCCTCAACGTCGCAACCACTTCTGCATCCATGGCCAAAAACCTTGGATTTACGAAAGAAGAAGCGACGGGATTGGGTATCAGCGTGGCTCAGTTGGCCACCGATTTAAGCAGTGCCTCAAACACCTCGTTTCCGCAGGCGGCGGGCGCGATTCAATCACTGTTTCGCGGTGAATCCGATCCGATCGAACGATTTGGAGTTACGATCACCGAGGCGGCGGTTGAAGCCGAGGCACTCAGTTCCGGCCTGGCTAAATCGAAAGATCAAATTGACGCGACGGTCAAGTTTCAGGCTCGTTGGAATCTGCTGATCAAGCAAACGGCCGACTCTCAAGGAAATCTGAATAAAACCGCGTCGAGTTTCGCGAACGTGATGAGGAACGTCAAAGGGCAAGGGCAAGAGGCTCTGACGACTATTGGGGAATCGTTCATGCCTTTGGCCGGAATCTTTGCCCGCGTGGCTCTGGCGGGGATGACATTTGTTCGCCGGATGGCTGAAGGTTTTGATCTTTTGATGACACCTGTGAAGTATTTGGCCAACCAGGTCAATATGCTCTCTGATTCGCTCATGGGTATGGTGGGGATCGATCCCAAGAAATTCAGCCTGTTTACCGGTGATCCAGTCAAAGACGAAGCCAAAAAGGTCAAACGATTTACCGAAGAATTGGCTGCGGAGAAGATGAAAAAGGCAGCGGATTTAGCCGATTTCGAGTTGAAGAAAAAGCACGGTTTGCTGACCGACGCTGACAAGGAAAAAGCCGGTCAAGCTGGGCAGGAAGAACTCCGAAAAAAACAACAGGAAACTGAAACGGCTGCCAAGCGGATGACGGATTTGCAGGAGCGAGAAGCGGATTTGATCGAGAAAAAGAAGGAAAAAGAAGAAGATTACGCCAAGGCGATGAACAAGACTTATGACGAGCACCTGAAAAAACAGGCGGAACTCGAAGCAACGTTCGAACGCGAACGGCAACGAAAGGCTGAAGACGCGGCTATTGATGCCAAGCGGCGTCAAGAGGATCGGAACGCCTCATTTAATTTAAAGAGTGGTGGCGAAACGGCTGATATGCTCTTTACGGCGGCCATGGATCAGGGCCGCGAAGACAAGCGGAGCAGAGAAGACGCTGTTCTTGACGAGCAACGAAAACGGGGTGACATGGCGCGAGAGATCGAGGATTCCAGAAAGGCTGCCGAGGAAAAACGCGCCGAACTAAATGACGAAAAGGCGTTGACGGATGACGGGATGGCGAAAGAGATTGACAAGGTGGTTGTGGAGCTCAAAAAAATCTACTCGAAATTTGACATGAGGATGGCTTAAATCATGCCTGTACCGGCTGCGACTTGGAAATATGTGTTTGATTCAGCGCCTGAAGTCACCGGCAGCGGCGGCACTATGACGGCCTCGGCTCTTTTTGAAATTGCCATTGGAGACCGCAACGAATTTATCAATTCGGCTTGTGGTTTAACCAGCGGCGGCGGCGGCTGGCCACTGCCTCAGATTCCATGGGATTGTCCGTTTCAGCCTGCTTCGGGTCTATTGTGCAGCGGTTTTAAGTGGGTTCCGTTTGGGCTTCGCAACTCGATTTCAGCGTCTGACAACACCGTCGATGGGCACTACGAATTTGCTCACGTTACGCTGAATTTTGAGCGTCCGAAATACGATTACCAATCACCATCGCCTCAAAATCAGATTGACACGAGTCAACCGATTTTGTTCTGCGAACAGACGATCGAGACACATACAAGAACTGTGACGGTGCCTGGCTACGAACTTGAATACGTTGGCGCACCGGCCACGGAAAAGCCTGTGGGCCCGGTTGTCAAATTTGCGGTTCAAGCTGACTATGTGCTGAACTTCCCGTTTGTACCTTATATTCCGTGGAACTTTTTGGAGCCATATCACGAATCTGTGAACGATCGCGTTTTATTCGGAAAAGCCAAAGGAACGATTCGATTCTCAGGCGCGAGCATTAAAAATGAAGTGCAGTCAAACGGTGTGACGCGAACAAGTTGCGTCTTGAAAATGAGCTATAACGCGATAGGCTGGAATAAGCAGATGGCGACGAACGGACTGATCTATGAATTGAAGATCAAAAACAGTTCTGATCGCATTTACAAATACGCCAATCTTGCAGCGATTTGGAGCTAACACATGAGAGAAGTCATAAAAAAAGGCGACGATATTCGCTCGATCCGCAAGCCGATAAACAAACTGGCGGAGTCTTTCCCACAAGCGTTTTGGGTGGAGAATGGAACGTCAACTTGCGATGACGGTAGTATTTCGATCACGGTTGACAGGGATGAAAAGCAGTGGATCAAACTGACCAGCAAGTTGGCTGGAACTCCGATCAAATACGCTTGGAAAATGGTCAATCACGATCGAACTACGGACGCCTGGACGGATTCTGTTGTGACTGGCGACACTGTGGCGGACTGGGCGGAGGAATTAAATAACGCGGATTTGGCCGTTGGTACGGACACTCGGTATTTAGCGCGATTGCATCCACAATCGGGCCGGTGGATTATTGAGACGGGCGGTGGTGGTACGAACACCAAGACCCAAAGCAATCCGATAATCATGCTTTTAGGACCGTGGGCAGACTACAAGGACTGCCCAGGTGTACCTGCCAAACCGCCGACATTTACGGCCAACGGGACTGACTTTTGCGCCCCGCCTTACGCTTGGGCCGCCTACGATGTTTGTAATTACAAATATGTCAAGAAATTCGATATGCGGGACTTTGGACACTGGGCCACCGAGCTTAATGGAGGTTCCGCAACAGCGTTTCGAAGGCTCTACAACGCCTATTATGGCAACTCTACAGAGAGCGCAAACCTGACAGCCAACACGCCCACAAGTTGCAAGGGCGTTCGTTTCTTGGGGTACTCGTCTCAAGCCTCTTTGGTCTGTACTTGCCCTTCTTGGATGACTCCGGTTAAGTGTTTAATGCTTAAATTCAAGACGATCCCGAGGCCATGTGCAGCACCTTCCAATTGCGGTTATTCTTGCGGGTCCACCTTCCTTCAAATGGACGAATTCGACATGTGGGATAAAGAATATACAGTGCAACTCTGTTCTACCATCAGTTGCTTTTTTGGCGGGAATGTCGGCAGCACTCCGTGGACGGTTGACTTGCAATTCCTTTCAGCATACACCGCTGACCAGTGCTTTTGGGGGCCGGATATCATCGACCCTTGCAACCCGTGTGATGGGTTCGGCAAGTTTACTCTAGGGATTTTATCCGGAATCCAAGCCTCCGATTGCGGTGGTGCGGGCATCATCACATCGACAATCACCGATATCGAAATGAAAGATCTGGTCACGAACTGCGTGGCGAAAAAGCCGACCAACATCAAGCTCTGCAATAATTGCCAAAACGTAGGCGTTCCGATCCACTTTATCCTACCGGAAACTGTCGAGCTGTCCTGCTGTGTACCGAAAAATACTGGCACTTGCCCATGATTTGCCAATGCCAATCACCCGGTCACTGCCCAATTCGCGGCGTAGCCACAACCGAAGCGATGGTGTCGGTATGCGTCCCATATCAACCGTTGCCTTGGGAGCTGACGCCAGCTCCGGTCACTCAGTCACAAGTGATTGGTAAGACCTGCCGAGCTTGCATCAACCGTGGCGAGCCTGTGATAGCGGCCAATGGTCGGCAAGTTGGTTCCGAGGGCTGCGGATGTACTTCCCAAAGTATTGCCTCCGGTGTCCTTTGGTGGACTTGCAATATTCGATCTTTGCCCGTGCGTGAAGATCGGGCCGAAACTTGCGAAAACTACTCTTGAACAAGGAATTCCGAAAATGCCTCTGAACAGTTCTTCCGTGTCGTCGATCGTCTCGATATCGTGCAGTCGAACCACTGCGAGCGGATCGATCGTGACGGCTTCGACACAATTTCAGGACACGCCACTTTTTAACAACGGATCCGCCACCGTTTTGACGGCGGCTCACTGTGTCGATATCAATCTTGTGGCCAACGCGACGGCATTGGTTTTGGCCAATCTCACGACGACATTGACCGAAACGGTGACTCCAACGGCGCTGAAATACTTGCGAATTTCGAGCGCTGAGGGGAATTCGAACTTGACGGTGACGGCCTCGGTTTTAGGGCTGAGCGCGTTCCCGATTCAGCCAGGCGGGAAATTCGAATGGCTCACACCTACAGCCAACGGCCTGGCACTGACGGGAAATCAGACTTTGTTGGCTAATGGGACGGCGAACCAGACTTTGCGAGTGACGATGCTGGTCAATTGATGCAAAAAAAAGCCCGGCGAAACACTTGTTTTCGTCGGGTTTGGATATTGTTCTGAGAATGCCGAATCAGCGTTTCGACTGGGTTTTCATCAGGGCTAGAACACGATTGCTTTTGACTTTTTTGAGCGAAGATAACACTTTGAATTGTTGCGACTGGATTTTGACGTAGGGATTCTCAAACGGTGTGCCGGTCCTTGGATGTAGGCAGATCACGCCATTTTTTTTCGATATTTTCCGACGCTTCCACATAGGCTTTCAAGGCGTTTGCATACGCCTCGATTTCGATGTCTCGACACATCGGATTATCTCTTTTCAGTTCCGCAGTGATATCCATCATCATTTCGCCCACACTTTCGTTTGTGAAAACAGGTCAAGCGTTTCTTTGTCGAACGCGCTTGACACTTTGCTTGACTTGTAGACTTCGGCCCCATTGCAGGTGATTGGCAGGATTTCCAGCTCGGATTCGATCCGCTTGACCAGCTCGTAATCTTCGCCACCTTCGGTCAAGTCGAATTGTTCGAATCTAGGATTGAAATTCAGGTTCATCGATCCCCGAAGTAGGAGCGTGAAATTTCCATCGGAAATCGTCGCGATTTTTGAGTGATTGACGACGAACCGAACGCTTTGGGCTCCGAATTGGTCTTGCCACTGATTCAATAGAGTCCGGTTTTTTTTGATGCCGATGTGATCAATCACAAGTGTTGCCTCAGTGATTCGATTGTCGTTCCGCAGGCGCTCCAGGCACTGAATCTCATATTCGGCAATTGTCCACGTCCAAAGCGATACCTTGGCGGGCCCGCATTGATCCAAGCAAGCCAGAATCGCGTCGATCATCGAGAATTGGCCTCGGGTGATTGCGAAAAGGGATGAACCTTTTTCGATTTTGCCGATACATTCGGCGGCGGTTTGAAAACTTTCGACGGCTCGTTTGCGTCTGGCGGATACGGATGCGACTGGCATTGGATTGGCCTTTGGTTGGTGATTAAGAGATTTTGATCAATCGGACGGAATCGGACTCGAATTCGTGACGCCATTCCACGCCCAGGCGGTAATCGTCGCGATATAGGAACTTATCGTTGCCCAGGTCGATCGCGAGCGAGTTGCTGACGTTTGCCCACTCGTATTGCTCGAAGCCGTCGTCGTCGATTGTGACGATTTCGAGCGAATCGATACGGTAGACTGGCTTTCCAGATTTGAGGGCTTGATTCCACGTTTTCATTTGACGGGCGGCGGAACGGCTGATGTAGCCAGTTCCGTTGCATTTATCGCATTCGACCTTGATAACCTTTGGTGATTCTTGCATCTTACTGACTCCGATACGTTGTTTTGTTTCTTACTTTTCTTACCCTTACACCTATATTATAGCACCTATTCCGGAATAGTCAATATTAACTCTCAAATATAAATAAAAAAACCGCCTTTTTTTTGGGCGGTTTTCGGTCAATTTTAATCACCGTCAATCGTCTTACCGATCCTCTTGCGGCCCGTTCAGGCGAGCGCCTTTGGTGTATCGCTGACGTACCGATGAAATACTACGACGTTGCGACGAAGTCAGCCTGGCTGCGTCATTGGCGGTCATTGTCAACGGATTCAGATCGATTTTCAAAGCGGCTTCGATGGCGGCGGATTCGCTTTTTGACTGAACGTAAGGGCTCAATTTCGCCCGCACACTTTCCGCCATTGCGCCTTGCTGATTTTCGCGCCGGATTGCTATCAAGATGCGTTCCGCGTCCATCACTGTGGGGGCGTCATAGGCTTTTAAGCGCTGTTTTACGGCGGCCTGAAGGCCAGAATCGAGATCAAGTAATTTCATTGAAATATCGAGTTCCCGCGCGGCGGCTTTGTTCTTGTCGCGCATTTTGTCCATTTCCACCTTTTTCACCTCAGCCTTTTTTGCGGCGCTTTCCCGCTCGATTTGTGCGTTATCTCGCTCTGTTTGGGCGTGCTCCTGAGCCTCTGCCTTGGCTGCGTCGGTCCATTTCCGGACGTTCTCCGCAAGTGCCCAGGGTGGAATTTCGTACTTTTCCGACTTAAATCGGACAACTTTTTCGCCGTCGATTGTCTTCATTGCAATTATCGGCCCGTGATCAAACGGACGCTCGAAGCCACCGAACCGGGTGGACGCGGTTTCGGCGGTCCGATACAGCGATCCACCGGGCGGGATGTAAATTTCGTCACCAAGTTTGAACTGGGCCAACATCAGGGCTGCGATCGAAGCGAACATCGTTATTTTCCCAAAAAAAAGGTTGATCCGAATTGGAAAATCATTCCGGCAGGGCGTCGATTGCCTGCCGGTTGATCTCGTTTTTCGACACGTTCTTTTGAATTGCGATCCGAGCCAACTTATCCGCCTGGTGGCGAAAAAGGATGGTTTCGAACCGAACCAGCTCCTCCGCCGAATCGGCCAACGATTTTACGCGACGATATTTTGGAGCTGGTCCCGGCGGGGATTTTCGGGGCCTGCCGGGGCCACGTTTGACAGGGTCGGTCATATTGTTTCCAGCTCCTCCCTAATCTTGTAGCTTGTTAATAGGTCCGCATATCCAGCTTGGTCATTGATTAATAGATCATTATTAGCCTGACGTGTAGCCAGAAGATGACCGTAATCATTTGCATTTCCGCAAGATACCTGATCATCATCATCTGCTTCAAATAAGTCTTCTGAGTGCCGAGGGAAATCAAACCATCCACGCATCCTCACAAGTGTATCGGCGTGAAAATCCTGTAAGAGTTCAGGCGTGCAAGTATCTACACTGACCACTTCTGGGCTTCGAGGCGGGTGCGAAAGCTGTGGGCTAATCCACAAAATATAAAGCTCGTCGTTGTTTTTACGAAGTTCAATCGTACCGTTCATCGGTCTGGCTCCTGTTAGTGTGATTAGATATTAGATTCGATTTGGTCGGCTATTGCTCTCAAAGCGATAGCCATGATTGATTTAAATCCTTTGGTATCGCAGTCGATAAGCTTTTCGACATCCAGCCACCGGGCAAAGTGCTCTACGTGCGTGTACTCGAACCGATCGTCGCCTGTATACTCAGCGATCAGCAGTTCCGCCGCCTCGCTGCAAGGGACCGGCCTCCACTCTTGATACCGTTGAACTTTGCCGTCGTGCCTGAACAGCTTGATCCACAGGTACTCAGGATCTTCGGAAAGCTCGCCAGACTCCCAGGATGGACTGACCCAGTCGGACCCAACAAGCACAGGATCTTCATCCGAAAGATCGTCAATCTTGCAGACAGCCCACTCGTCCATCCATACACGCTGTAAACCGTTTGGCTCGTAGAAACGAGTCAAAAGGATTGTGCCCGCAGGCTGAAGGGCGGCAAACCTCTGGATCAAGACTTCGGTTTCGTCGATATCTTCGGCAATTTTCAAGTGGCTCATCGTTCCGGCTCCTGTTGTTTTGTTTCTTACTTTTCTTACCCTTACACCTATATTATAGCACCTATTCCGGAATAGTCAATAACTAATCCAAGATAATTCCAAAACTTTTTCGGATTCAGCCGACAAAAAAACCCGTCAAACCTTCTAGGAAAAACGGGCCTTACTTCCTGGAAATACGTCGTCCCCGATCCAAGCGGCTCCGTATTTGCGGCTCCACTGACTGGCACGAAAGCACCGATCAATAAGCTCCGCTCCGGCCTTCGCCGGGTTTGTGAATACACAGTGTAGCACAGGTTGCAAAGGATCAATTTCGCACCTCTCCCCCCTCCCCTGCCCCGCCATCGGCCACAGTTTCGGCCACAATTTCGACGGCCTGAATCGAGCGTTTTAGGCGCGACAAACTAGCCCCGCGAAGCCGCATCATCGCGGTGATTCCGTCGATCTGTGATCTTGGGAGCGTTTCGACCAACGCCACAAGACCGCGCGTGACAATCGGACCGGATCCGCCATCGATCGTATATTCCAAAGCACCCAGGAGCGCCGAGGCGTCGGGCGAAAGGTTGCATCCCAACTTTTGACCGGCGTTCGAAATCTTCGTTTCTTCGCCGCGTAATTTCTTCGCCACTTCAGAACCTCATTTCTTCGAAAGATCCCGCCGCCATCGTGACGACGGGAATTCAACCCGTTGATCCTAAGCTACCTCTACCCCCCCCCCCCCCCTAAATTAACATCGGGATAAAGCTGTTCAGCGACACTTAAAAGCGCTTCGATTGTCTCTTTAGAGTATCGGCGCGTCATTCTCGGATCTGTATGCCTCAGAACCTTTTGCGCGGATTCAATATTGAGTTTTGCATTGATTTCAGTTGCAAGGTTGTGCCTAAGTTGGTGAGGGTACCAGTGAGGCACACCCGCCGATATGCAAGCCTTGGCAACCGATTTAGCCTGGTGGCCGACTGACCACGGAAACCAACGATCGCAAAATGATTTGGGCATATTTGCAATCAAAATTTCAACGGCTGGCGAAGGTATCAAAACAAAAGTGATACCGATGTGCTCAAGGGTTTTGTGTTTTTCTAACCGGTATATCCAGTGCGCTCGAGACATATCACAATCTTGGGGCCGCATCTTCAGAAGCTCTTGCGACCTCATTCCGGTCAATCGCTGAATCTGGATTGCGATTTTTACGCGAGCTGGTAAGAAGGGCAGGGCCAGTTCATACTGAGACGATGTGACGGGCTGCACGTCCGGATTATCCACCGCGCCTTCGCGGCCAGGTGCGATCGGCTTGACGGCAGCCAGTCGTTGCCAAACGTCAGGCTCCAATAAGCCTTCTTCGACGGCCCATTTATAACACGCCACGATTTGTGTGGCTCTCTTATTGACTGTGCGCCTGACTTGACCACGCTTGATAAGCGCCTTTCGAATGGTCTTGAGATGTGCAGGCCCAAACTCGCTCGCAAGCCGGCTGCCCCACAGATCGCTCATGGCTTCGATGGCGTACTTAAGATTTACGGCCTCGGTCCGACCTTTTTTATTGTGCCCATAGTAGGCGACAGCGTAGGTAAGGTACTTGATTCCTAATTCCATCACCGTCAGTGGTTTTTGCGGCACAATCTCGGCTGGCCAATCACCGGTGGCATGGATGATTTCGCAGAGTTCGTAATAGGCTTGCCGTGATTCTGGGGAGTTGTAGAGCCCCGGAAGATACTTGAACACGGTGTTGAAATAGATTCTGGCGCGTCCAGAACTATGCAAAGTGTAAGTGGGTATAGGGTTAGGAGGGCGAGCCATGTCGCCACCGTGGTAAATTCTCAACATTTGTGTCAAAGAACTCAGGTAAACCAGATCGCTTAACGTCTTGTCGTAAAAGTCTAGTTCGTAAAGACTTATGCCAATACACCCGAGAGGATTTGAACCTCTGACCTTTTGCTCCGGAGATTTGCTTAGTTGACATCATCAAATCGGGTCCGGGTGTAGTCGATGCAGGTTAAGGATTTACAGCGATTTAGCTGGCAAACGTCACGCTTCTTCCTCTTGCTCCAGAAACTTCGTCGTTGCCTGGTAAGCTTCTTCACGCTCTTTATCAGAGAGTGACAAGAAGTGGTTCAGCGCGGTGAGTGGTAGTAAATACTGACCAGACACCCGACCACTCACTTTCCGCCCGTTTACCTGCTGCCTTGCGGTCTCTGTGCGGATCGTGTCCCGCCACTGTTTTGGGATCCGCATCTCAAATCTTACAAGTTCCATTTTTGGTACCTCCTTTCTACTAAGAGATAGTATCGTCTATTTACGTATTTCCGTCAAACAGTGATTACGGATTTTCGATTTGGCCGATTTTACGAACTTACCACTTGACGTAATTACGGAATTGTGTTACGTTCTCATTGCGTTGGTTGGTTTCACATTCAGGGGATAAATAAAAATGATTCGCAAGCGCGTCGAGTTCCATCTCGAAGAGTCTCTCTATACCGATTTGTTGGTCATGTCCATTGAGCTCGATCAAAAGATGGCCACTTTGATCAGGGGCTCGCTGATCAAGCAACTCGACCACCATAAAAAAACATCGGCAAAATTTACGGAATTGCGAACTCTCGTATTGACGAGACGCCGAAAAAGCGTAAAGTCGTAATTACGGAAAAGCGGATTTCTGACACATCTAACGATAGGGATCAAAATGCAAACAGCCAACTACGGTGCCGGTTACGAAGTCCAAATAACTCGGGAAAGAGGTGAGGGCTTTACGGTGAGACGAATCGGCCCTTACCTCTCTCCACGAATTGCATCGCTCAAAGCTCGCAGGGTGCGTTACCGTGCTGACCAAGTGGTTGAAGTGATCCAATGTTCCGAAAACAATGAGGATCGGTGGTCGTCATGAACAGTATAGCAGAAGTTTTGCCACGCGATATGTATTACGGGTCCGCCCTGGTGGCCTCTATCCTCGGATTGGATGGCGCGTTTGGGTCACGGTATTCGGTCTGGGATCGGATGTTGAACGGCCATCAAGATCCTGTCAACGATTACATGAAGTGGGGTGTGCGGCTTGAAGATGACATTTTGGAGGAGTACGAAGAACACGAAGGAGCGGGCAAGATTGTTGCTCTCCAAGCTCATTACGCCTATCCGGAATGGCCCAAAGCTCGTGCCACTCTTGATGCTGTCGCCTTGGTGGACGGCGAACGGGTTGTCGTTGAAGCGAAATCGTCGGGTGATTGGGATTGGGACGAAGTTCCGTTGTCTTATGAGGCTCAGGTTCAGTGGCAGCTTGGTTGCGCTGGTCTGAAACGGGCTCATTTGATTGTCTGGTTTCGGACGACCTGCAGACCCAAAATGTTCGTGATTGATTTTCAGCCACAAATCTTTGATCAAATGATCGAAGCGGTTCGATCTTTTGATGAGGATCATGTTTTGACGGGCATTCCGCCTGAAGTCGATGGGCATTCCGCCACGACTGAGGCTCTGAAGCGGATCAAGGGTAATGGCCAGATTGCGGCCATTGATCAGGTTGCGGGTGATGTTGTTTTGTTGGCTCAGTTAAAAGAGGCGATTAAATCGCTCGAATCGCAGGAAGATGAAGTTTCCAATCGGATCAAGGCGGCCCTGGGCGAATGCGAAAAGGGGACCGTCAATGGCGATGTGGTGGTGACTTGGGGCTCTCGGTCCAGCTCTCGGTTCGATCAAAAATCGTTTAAGGCCGATCATTCTGATCTGGCTGCAAAGTACGTTGTGACAAGCGTTTTTCGTGACGGTCTAAGATTCAAAAAACAGAAAGAAGCACTCAAATGAGTATTGCAACAACTCCAGTCGGTAGGCTTGATTCGGCCATGAATGGCCAAAAACGTCCGGCTCCGGATCATCCAACGATTGCCAGAATTCAGGCGAAAGCCATTGAATTTGGGAAGGCAATGCCAAAAGTCATGACGGTGGATCGTTTTATGAGAGTTGCCATTGGGGCGATTCGTCGTAATCCAAAGCTGTTGGAATGCGATCCGCTTTCGCTTATGGGTTCGCTGCTGGTGGCGGCCCAGCTCGGGTTGGAGGTCAACACGCCTTTGGGTCATTATTATTTGATCCCTCGGTATAACGGCAAAACTGGCAAAAACGAAGCCGATGGCCAGATTGGGTATAAAGGCTGGATTGAGCTGCTCAATCGAACCGGCGCGGTTCGTGATTTGGCGGCCCACGTTGTTTACGAACGCGACGAATTTACCTATTCTCTTGGCGATGATGAAAAGATCGTTCACGTTCCGGCCTTGGGTGATCGTGGTGAGGCGATTGCATTTTATGTGATTGTTAAGCTCACGAACGGTGGGGTGCGGCGTCGCGTTTTGTCTCGTCACGATGTGGATCAATATCGGAAACGTTCAAAGTCTCCGAATAATGGTCCTTGGGTGAGCGATTATAACGCGATGGCTTTGAAGACGACGTTTCTTCGCGAAGTGCCATGGTTGCCCATGTCGCTGGAATTGCGGGAAGCGGTGTCATATGAAAATGCGGTCGATGCCCAGGCGAAAATCGTTTACAAAGATGGCTCGAATCAGATTGATTATGAAGTTCCGGAACCGGTTCAGCAGATCGAATCGCAATATCAACAACCGGATTACGAGCCTGAATACGAGCCTGAGCCTGAACCGGTGCCTGTTGAAAAGCCACGTCAAACACGTCGTGCGCCTTCGCGGCTGCCGGCTCCGGCGACGGTTATCGAAGAGGGTGTGCCTGAGGTGGTGGCTCCGTCGGTGCCGGTGGCTCCGAAACATTTGAGCGAGTCGAATCCCGATCACGTTCGAGCGTTCGAAAGTTGGATTTCGGCAAAGGAAACCGAAGTTCGCGCTGCTGGTCTGGATCATCTGTGTCTGCCGGGTGCATTGGCCAGGGCGATTTATGCGAATTTAGTGGAGCGCGGAATTGCTCAGCAATGTGCCGATACTTACGGCCAAAAACGGCTGAATATTGCCAAATTGCGAAGGGATTGGGATGAGACTTTGAACCTTCTGAATATCTCATTCGGATTGCTCTTGAAGAAATCGGAACCTGAAAAGAACGTTTCTGGTGAGGCGCCTTGGCAGGATGGTAACGACGGGTACCAGGGCGATTATTGATTGGGGATTAAAACCGTCGTCAGTGGGTCAAGGGGGTCTATTTCCCTGCGTTGGTTCGATTCCAACGGGCGGCTTGTCAGGTTGGCTAACGATATCCAGTCGGCTTGACAGACTCCTCGATTTCTTGATTCCGACCTTGTTTTTTCGGCTTTGCAGTCGGGCAGGGTCACTTGATTAATGGGGGCGTTGGCTGGTCATACTCGCGCCGGGGGCTTCATACACCCCCGGCAATCACATCATCAAGGAGGTTGCAACGATGCTCGTATTTTCAAGACACAAGGATGAATTCATTGACCTGTTTATTGACGGGGTCAAAATTGCGGAAATTTTGATTTCCGAAATCCGTGGCGATAAGGTCCGGATCGGTATTCAGGCTCCAAGAAATGTTGAAATCCATCGTCGCGAAGTTGCGGTGAAAGCTCAGCCGGATGCGATGCGGCAATTTAGCCAATTCGCGATCGAACAACCAACGTTAGAAAGTGCGTGATTTATGGCGGTACGAACTCACTCTGATAAGCGCCGGGCGCTTATGGATAAATTATTGACGAAAATCAAACTGATGCGAGCGGCTCAAAAGGCCAGTTTTGCAAGCAAATCATCGGGATTGCTTCATGAATCCAAAGCTCAGGAACGGGATTGTGATGCGATTTTGCTCGAAATATCCGTGCTGGAACTCTATTCAGGCGATAGCGCTGTGATTCCACCAACCATGTTTGGGAGTTGATCGAATGAAATTTCCAGACATGATTGCACATCGAATTTTGAATCACGCAAAACGAGCGAACCTGCAAGGTGCTCCACCGACCGTCACCAGCCTTTGTAAAAGTTATGGATACCCAATGACATCTTGGCTCCGGAAAACGGTTGCGGATCTATTGGACGCTGAGGGCGTTCCCCGCAGGCGTTCTCCGCGTCGAACTGTCAAGGAATCCTTGTCAGTTGGAGCTGAGGAATTTGGCCAGAAATTCGAGTCGTTGTCACAGGTTTCTGTTGATATAAATAAAAACCCAATTCGTGATAAGATCATAGTCCAGGAATACGATTTCGCGACCATCGCCAACAGAAATTTACAAAGTCCGTGTGACGACATAGATATCTATCTTGTTGCGCGGGCGAAAGCCGGAAGCGTTCGAGCTTTCGAAATACTCAAAAAAGTTGTAGGTTAACCGATGCGCAAGGCTTTTGTACCTGAATTTTGGATCATCTCCGATATTGGTGACGCGGCCTTGCGTACCATCATGGTTTTGGCTTTGCATAAAGATAAGCAAGATCATTGCTATCTGACAAACGAGAAATTGGCAGGCATTTTAAATAAAGATGCCAGGCGGGTCCGTTCGGATTTATTGAGGGCCGAACAATTAAGTTTGATCCGCCGAAAATACACCGATCGTGGCCAACGATATTTCTTACTGTTGATGAACGATTGTACAGAGGACGCAAAACGTCCGGAGGGGACGGAGGACGTCCAGGGGGGCGGACGGAAAACGTCCGGGGGGGCGGACGCTGAGCGTCCGGGGGGGCGGACGATATGCGTCCTCCCCCCTAACAACCCCCATATAGGAACAACAGTTCTTAACAATCTATCTAAACAACAAACAGAACGCGGGGGTGACGATGTGAGTGAGTGTCTGTCTGTTTCCAACGCTACGCTGCCTCCAACCGAATTGAAGCAGGAAGCACCACCGGACGTGATCCGAATGGCGACCCAATTGCAGCTCGAAAGCTGGATTGGCGAAGTGCAGTTCCAAAACATCCTTTTGAGTGATTGGAGGGTCAAGGAAACGCTGGCTCGGGTGCACAGCAAGGGCGGGGGCAAGGGTGGCCCATATGCCTGGGGCATTTTCAGGAAATTGCCTGTGGAAAAGCCCAAGCCGGAAACGAACGGTTACAGTGCGGCGGCTGTCAGTCATGTTCCGAACCTGCAACCAAAGCCACGGCAGGCCGATGCGCATGAGTTGGTTTTCACGGAAATCAGCAACCGAATTGCCGATGCGAAGTGGTCGATTTCGGCTAAAAGTCGTTGCCTTGACAAGTTGTTTACACTGGAGCGAGCTGGAAGTGCGGAATCGTATCGATTTAAATTGGAAAAGGTGATTGAGGAGGTTAAAGATGACGTCCAGTGACATTGCAATGATTGCGATTCGAGAGTGTTTTGAGCATTTTGATATCGATCAAATGCCGTCGAAGGATGAACAGACGCGCTGGCGGCACCTGGTGGAACGGTGCAAGTTGACCGTTTCGCAGGTCAGGTCGATCCTTTCCGAAACTGCGGCGGAAAATGAGAGTTTGAGTATGGATAAAATCTTTCCCGCATTTTCCCGCATCGCTTTTGCCCAATCGGTTGTGATCAAAGAAGAAGAAGCCGACCGGACGGGAAAGCGAGAGTGTGCGTATTGTCGAGATCAAGGAATGGCCACATGTTACAACCCTCGCAATCCCAAGCTGCTCGTTTCGGTCGTTTGCATGTGCGATACGGGGGCGGCTCTTTCGGAGCGGCTGAACGGGGCAAAGAATGCGACTGCCCACCATTCGGCTCGTACCGAGTCCAGCGTTCGCCAGGCTGTGATGCTTTTCCACCAGCACGAAAATGAGCGATTGGAATTGTGGCAGAAGCGTCACGGTCTGGAAATGGAAGATCGTGACGAATTTTTCCGGATATTCAAACTTCGTTTTCTGGCGAAATTACCAGAACTGTTCAAGCCGGCAAAACCGATTGCGTTGAACACCAAGAACGCCCAGGTTGGTGGTTTGCCTGCAAGCGTGAATGAACACGAATTGGCTTTTGCGGCTTATCACAATGGGGATGAAAGGGGCTGGGAGTGATTAACAAACACGAATGGCTGGTGGTTGTGACGAGGAAGGCTTGCGAGTTGTCTGGACTTTGTCACAGAGACATTCCTTATCGGTTATTTCGGGAATCGACTCGTAGCCAAATGATGCCTCCGTACCATGGCCAGGCGGTGATATTGGAAGATGACGGCAAGGTGGTTTGGAGGGTCACATATAGTCACGGGCTGGCTAACGACGGTGTGAAGGGTGTGGCTTATGTGGCCGATTGTCAGCGTTACGAACAAGAATGGGAGTTGGCCGATGATCGTTGAATCAAAAGAGCGGATCGAAAAACAAATGCCGGTTGGATATCAGCGCAAGCCGTTTGGGCGAATTGTGGCGGGGGATATGGTTTGGATGCCGAAATTCAAGGGCTTTCGTCAGCCAACCGATTTGAACTTTTCGGACAGGGTACGAGACTTTTCTTTTGTGATTGAGTTGAAAGAGGTGGCGGGATGAACAAGCACAAATGGGACACGATTGACGGCGAATCGTGGCGGATTACTTTGGGGAACATCCAAGGCCGGGTGTGGATCTATTCGGGGTTTTACACTGGCTGTATTTGCTTTTTACAGCGAGGGGATTTCGAAGAACGCATTGGGTACTTTGAGAAGTTGGATGATGCAAAAAAGGCGTGCGAAGAGCGGATTGCAATGGTGATGCCAACGGAGGATCCAGATAATGACACCGCTTGAAAAGATTCTAGAATCCGAGTTTGAGGATCTTCTCACAAGGATTGCGGAGCTTGAGGCGGAACTGGCCAAGCGACCTATTGTTTACATCGCCAAGCTCCCCTTCGGCACTACGTTCATGACTCACGAGGAACCGCAGGTGTTTCTTTCGATCGAGAACGCTAAAAAGTGGTTCTTGACCGTTCCGATTTATGACGTCGAGTTCGAGCCTTACAAGGGAGAGGAGCCAACAGATGACACTGCTTGATTTTATCGCCAGCCTAGAGCTTGGGGAGGACGACGATGGCAGAGACAACGATTGATTTCATGGCGATCATCGCAGCAGATCGTAAAGCCTTAGCCGATAAAGCCAAGGCAATTGCGAAATTTCATGGTCGCAATGTTGTGACACGCAACGACCGAAGAGAAGCACAAAAAGCACTGTCCGCAACTTTTCGCGATATGACCGAAGAGGAGTTCGACGAAGACGAGTTTGAGCGAGTCGCGAAACTGATTCGGGACGCTATTTTTGACGCTAGAA